ATGAACAATGTATCTGTACGGCTCGTCTTTGATAGAAAGCATGTAGCCACCAAAAAACATCAGGCCTCTGTGCAAATGGAGATAACCTATCAGCGGAAACGCAAGTATATCGGAACAGGGATAAAGCTCTATTCCGATCAATGGAGTAAAGACATGAAAGTCAAAAATCACCCTCAATCATTGGTTTTTAATCAAAGGTTGAATGACATGGTAGCTGGGATATATGACTTGGCCTACCAAATGTCTTCCCAAAACATTCCTTTCACTTTTGAAAGATTAGAGCAGTATTTAGGCAATTCATCGTCTGAAGTTACAAGCTCATTCCTATCCTTTATGGAAAAGAGAATATGTGAGCGGCAAGTAAGTGATTCAACCAAACAAAGACAAAGATGTGTACTAAAGGCGCTGAAGGAGTTTGGTAGAATAAAAGACTTTGCTGATATTTGCTATGAAAATATTAGAGCATATGATGAATTTGCTAAGAAACGATGTAAGTGCCAATCTTCGGTATATAATTATCACAAGATACTGAAGATATTTGTAAGGGAAGCGTACGCTGCCCATTTGATTTCGGAAAATCCATATCAAAATTTCAAGTTGGATCACGGTAAGCGCGTACTAAGACGTTTTCTAACAAAAGAAGAACTCATCAAGATTGAAACAAAACAGATTGATGACATTTGTTTAAGCCGTGTAAGAGATATTTTTCTATTTTGCTGTTATACTGGTTTGGCGTATGCAGATTTGGCGGCTTTTAATTTTAAAGACGCTGTAATGGCTAACGGAATGTATAGAATAAGAGATCACAGAATAAAAACAGGAACGCCTTATAATATATCGCTTATGGATAAGGCTATGGACATATTAAAGAAATATGACTTCAAATTACCTATTATATCTAACCAAAAGTATAATTTATATTTGAAAATATTAGGTGCGTTCTGTGAGATAAAAAAGAAGCTGACAAGTCACGTTGCCCGACATACTTTTGCAACTTCTATTGCATTGGCTAACGGAGTAAGAATTGAGGTTATAAGCAAAATGCTTGGGCATACAAATATTCAGACTACCCAATTATATGCGCATATATATCAATCTGAAGTTGATAAAGAATTTGAACGACTCAATAAGATTATATGAATATGAAATTTATAACCGTGAGAGAGGCTGCCGAACTTCTTCGTGTATCTTACAAAACCGTACAACGATACTTGGCTGAAGGAAGGATACCATACACTAAGCCAGCCGGACGAATATTGATAAAGGAACAAGACTTGATAAACTTCGTTAATATGACGAATAGATAAAATATATGCCTCGGTTACTTTGCACTGTGTGTCATTTATGACCTACCCAAATAGGTAAAAGCCCAGATTACTGTTTTGACATATGGTATTCACCCTAAGTGACCGGGGTATTTTCTTTTGTTAGAAGAAAGTGAATTATGATTTTAGGATAATCAAATCAAAATACATTAAACGGGTACGTTTATACTCTGGTTCCAGGTCCAGTTTCATGTATTCTATCTCCTCTGTAATATTTTCAAATATAAATTTAAATCCATTACGTTGATAAAAATCTATCACTTTTTCATTATTGGCAGCATCTACAATAATATAACGACATCCAGTCTTATTTAATGGATCAATAAACCAACCTTTTATAAAAGACAAGATTTCATCACCAATATGTTTTCCGGCAAAAGAATCAAATACAGCCAATTGCCCAACCAATACAGCTGGATATTGAGAGTTGCGCTTGACGTTGGGTATTGGGCGATTTATTTTGTTTCTTATGTTCTTAGGTAAGGATGAAACGGGTAACATTGAATTGGACACAGTAAATGCCGCAACCAATTCTAAAGAAGTATTGGTCTTGACAAAACCGTATGATTTACCAAGTAATTGATTGGTGTAATTTTCAAAATCATCTTTGAAGAAGTTTTCAATATCCTTGTCGTGATTACATGAAAAATCAGAGCAATTCTCTATTAGAGTTCTGCTCCATTCAACAAATTCGCAATTATCTTCAATAAATGTACCCACTATTTGAATCTACGCAGGTTTGATTTTTCCAAAATCCTTTTGGTCATCTCTACTTCACGTGAAAAATCAACAGTTCCTCGTTTTTTTTCATTCTCACGGGCAATCTTTTCAAATTTTTCTGCGACTTTGCCGGTTAATGTTGGTATTGGTTTGATATAAACTGCCATAAATCAATTGTTTTGCAATACAAAGATACAACATTAGTTTTACTTTTTCTTGTATCACCATTAAAATCATCCTTATCAGCACTACTTTTAACACAATCAGTAGGATCAAGTTCAGTATTTATAGCAGCATTAACAAAAATGCGATGAGTAGCATTACTATTACTCACCGCATCATTTAGGTTAAGAACAACGCTTGCAGCCCTTATGAAAAATTTTTATACATGCCAAGGGTTTTGATATGGGTCATAAGATGTTTGAAAGGTTGCCATCTGCCAGTCAGTAAGAGGTTCTTTCTTGTTATCAATTTTTCTCGGAATTTGAGGATTTAATTTTAATCTGGAAGCGTCTTTTAACCATTGCATAGAATGGTCGTAGTCATCAATTCGTACAGTACTGATATTGTTCGGAGAAATCAGTTTGTGCAACTCGTATAATGACAGTTGAACCATGTGGCGTTTCAAGTTGTAGTTTCTTGGGTCATGGTGTCTGATATTCCTTTCCAGTTCCGGTACATCAGCATTGGGATTGATAATAGGATAATAAATTTTTCCTTTATATTCTACATATTCGTGTTCTGACAATTCATAAGAATTGAGTGAAGGGTCATATTCTCCAATCATCCCCCAACAGTCAGACTCCATCGGATTGACCAAATAGTCATAATTATCCGTTGTTAGCAAGGTGAAGAATTTGCCTTCATATTCTACAACTTCCCATTCATTGTATGGAACTGTGTCCCACTTGTATGTATTAACCATTTCCCAGGCATTAACTTCCGGGATACGAATATCATTGAAATCTATGCCATTGGCGATGTCACATATATATGCCCGACCTAAGAACTTTGCCACATCTCCAGGCCGATAGTTTTTCATCTGGCTGTATTGTTCTATTTCTTCCAGGTTAAGTATTTCTTCTGTTTCGTGCCAATAAGAAGTAGGGCAAGGAGCTTTGTAGCCATTGATAGCTTGAATTACTTCGCATATTTTCCCGTCAAGGTAAAAATGGCATCCTATAGGATAACTGATTCTTCGATCATATTCAAAGATGAATTTACCGCGATTTAGTTCGCGTTCAATTTCGTAATTTTCAGTAAGGTAATCCATAATAGATGCTTCAGCGGCTTGTTCTGCCTGCACAAAACAAATATCTTTTCCACGGGTAAGCTGTAACAAGGCATCTTCTGTAATGATACCCAAATAATCATCCTTGTTTAAAAACCTTCTATACATAATTAATACTCAAAAGTGTTATAGACTGGTGCTGTATATGTTTCAATTGTTGTCTTTTGATTTTGGAACCGTCTCCATTCATTATTTAAGAATAACACAAGTACATAATCGAGAATATCCGATAAATGCCCGTATTTTTCTTCCTTACCACCTGTTTTCGGGTTCAAAACTTTCTTTTTGGCCTTGGTCCCATCAGAGTTCTTTTGTTGATAGACCATATCCTCGGTAAGTTTTCTGCATCTCATATCAATCATTACTTGCCATCCGTTAAAACCGTTAAGGATAGCGTTGACAAATTCAAGCCTGGTGGTTTGTGGTGGCTGTTTCTGGAGCAGTTTTATACGTGGTTTCAATACACTGTTTTTCATGTTATCTACTATAATAGTATAGTTATTGACCCCCTCTTCGGTTTGTGTGCTTCTTGCAGCACCAGAAGGGTCTCCTGTTACGATTATTCCGCCTAAATGCTGTCTGGAAAGATGCTTCTCTCGTATTTTAATAGCAAGTTTCGGAGTATTGTTCTCCTTTTCTTCCGGCTTGCCAATGTTTTCCTCAAGTATATATATCTTTTTGTTTGTAAAGTCAAACTGGAATTCCAGCTCACTCATGTATGGGGCTACATTGAAATCCCATCCAGATATTAATGGATTCATTGGGTTATAGACTTTTTCGCGTAACCCATCCACTAAATGCTTGGCACCATCAAAGTTCCAATAAGCGGCCATTTCGTTGACATCTACATATTGCCAGTTGCCATACAATAACCGTTCTCTGTCTGCTTTGTTAGAGATCCGCATTAAACCATTCAAGTATTGTCTACGAAATTCAGAATCAGGATTATCATAAACACTAAAAGGAATGTATCGCTCATACTTTTTACATATCACATCGTTACCATCATCATCTAAAACGAATCTGGAACGGACCCATCCTAAGCAGGGGTTTGTACTCATAAGCATTTTAGGCACTACAAGGGTATTGGGGATATTCCAACGAATACGACTGAATAGGATTTCTACGGCTTTCTCATCAAGCTCACCGCATTCGTCCAGGAAACAGCCGGAAAATTCAGATGAACCAAACCTTAAATATGATGGATCACTTGGTTGAAAGCTAAGTTCTTTCATGATTATCTTAGAGTCATTCCAAAATGTCATTTCTCCGGATAAATTGTTTATCTTATAATTAACCCCCTCTTTCAGTCCCCAATCTTTTGCAATCATACATATAGTATTCCATGTACTTTCCCGAAGGCTTTTTAGTGTCTTACGCCCTACAACCATACGCATATTGGGCCATCTCAAACAACATGATATAAGCCAGCTGGCACCAAGAAAGGAGTTGTGGGTGACAGTGAAATCGTCTACTACATAAAGACCAGAAGGATCGTCTACGGTTATACATCTGCTTGTCTGTTCTCCTATATATTCTACATCAACGATTCGCTTTCCAAGTTCGCTTGCTCCACCATTAAACTCATATTTGGCTCTTTCTTTTTTTCTGGGGATAGATACAAGTTCGGGGTTTATTTTTGTTCTAAAATAAACATCATAACAATCGTTACATTGAATATATTCACCATCCTTCTTATATCCGGCTGCACCCTTCTTTATTGTGGCTACACCACCTAAAGAGCGCACTATAAAGGCTACATCTTCAGCTAATTGCTTGCTTATAGTTGAGTAAGACATGTGTCCTCTATCGTCAACATACCCATCTGTATCCATAAGCCCCTGCATTAATTCAATGCGTTCTTCTACAGTAGCATATTTATATAAATCGGGAATGAATTTATTAATTGATGTGCATCCTGTAAGGTTTAACTTCTTGATCGCTTCGGCCAGTTTGTCTGAATAGATATAGTATTGAGTAGCTTTACTGTCTGCTTTTTTTGATATTTTAGACATATCATAACCGTATACGGTAAACCTGTCAACAATATCTTGATCCATTGTTGTCAATTCAGGATATTTCTTGGATATGCAACCATCTCCCAATAAAGCCCCCAACACATAGGGCTCAATTATATTTTTGCGAGCGGCTGCTGTACTTATTGCAAACTTGACTGGAGATGTCAATGGAATTATCAAAGAACGACCCTTATATGACCCTTGTTTATGTTTTTCCACCCATTCAAAGATCCATTTTGTAGGCTTTGCCCGCTCATTCATCTTATCTCCATTCAAATCTGTCCTTTTTGTACGCTTCCCGGCTTGATGCACATTCCATAAATGCCCTTCTGATGAATCTATATATGTGCCATCAATAAAATGTATTCTATAAAAATGATGTTTTTCCAAAGGATGTAGCCACACTACCTCTTGCGCCCCTCCAGTAATCGGATTTGTAATAAAATCTCCTACTTTTATGTCTTTTAGATACTTAAACCCTGTTGGCGTACATATTTTACTATCTAAAGGTAGCATTTTCCCGCCACCTGCTGCCCCACCCTCTAAAATGATTTGTGGAATATCGTCGTTACCACATTTTATACATACAGGTTTATATGTTGCATTTCCGTTTCTATCTTTTCCATTTTCTATATGTTCAATTTTACCACCGCAAATAGGACATTCGGGTTGGAGGCATTTCCATACTTCATACTGTTTTGACGATGGTTGGAAATCTATGTTGAGATTACTGGGAGGTATCAATCCTGTTGCCATACTCTTTCCATCTCTTTAAGGTTGCTCAATGAGATGTGAAGAGTTTGGCGTTTACTACTCTTGTTTTCAATTGTGATGCCCCCCAATGTTTCCAGTTTCAATATGTGATGTTGAACTGTTGCGTGACTGACCACTTTTAGGTCTTTTGCCATTTCTCTGTAGGATTTGCTGATATGACAGCCATAGGTATCTATCAGGCATCTTACAAAATCCAATGTAAAATTTTGTCTTAATAAACTCATAGTGTAATCAAATTTGTTATATACCAATCAATAATAGAATAATGTACTGTATGCTTACGTTACATGTATATAAATAATAGAAGCCGGTCATAAAATTAACGACCAGCTTCTACAAAATGGAAGATATGATTATTAGTGTGAGTAAAGAAGTAAGAAATCAATTTTGTGCTTCGTTATAGATACGTTCAACTACAGCCCACAGTTCATCCGGCATTTGTTGTTCTGAAATAGCTTCGCATGACTTACGCATATAATCAAGTTCTTCACTGGTAAATTTCACAGCCAACGGGGTTTCTGCGTCTTTTTGAACATTCCATTCAATTCGTTTCTCTTCCTTTTTTTCTACTATTTCATACTCTTTCTTGTCCTGGTCTGAAATAGCTATTTTCCGAACTATTGACTTTTTTAGATTATAGTCCATAAAACTCCCACGCTCCGGGAAAATGGAAGGAATAAGCAATCTGTCTTTAATATGTAGATCCATAACTTATTAATATTTTATCAAGAATAGATATTTGTCACGCAACTGGTTGGAGAAAATGGGATTATTTTTTAATTGCCAATAATCATAAAGACATATATAAAATGAAAACAAGCTCTAAATAAATATAGATAAAATAGCTATATATCAATAATTTACATACAAATTTTTATTTTCAGTTGTTTTCTACGTTTTCAGTTGTTTTGCTCTTTTTAGGTGCATTTTTGTTTCTTATTTGTTTCTTGATTCCGCTTTTTATTTGTACCTTTGTGATAGGAAATAACAAATGAAAGGACACAAATATGCCAAGGACCAGAAAACCAATAAAAGTGAAAGAGCCGATTCGTCTTCGAACGAAGGAATTGGCCAATGGCAGCAAGAGTTTGTATCTGGATATATACCGTAATGGTAAGCGGACATACGAGTATCTGAAAATGTATCTTATTCCGGAAACGGATCGTAATGCCCGCCAACAGAATGAAACGACAATGGCTGCCGCAAATGCAATCAAATCGAAGCGTATCATAGAGTTGACAAGTGGTGAAGCCGGTATCATGAATCACAAGGATAAGGTTTATCTGCTGGACTGGATGCAGCTCTATAAGGAGGAACAGAAGAAACGTGGCAAGAAAAACACAGGTCAGATAAAATCTGTTACCGATATCTTGAAAGAGTATGCAGGAGAAAGGTTCACATTAAATCAGATTGACCTCACTTTTTGCCACGGCTATATCGACTATATGTTGACAAGCTACCGTCCCAAAGGAAAGCCCCTCTCGGCTTCTACGCGTAATACCTATTACCAGATATTCAACGGTGCGTTAAATGCCGCTGTCCGCGCGAAACGCATCTTAAAGAATCCATTCAACGAAATGGAAAAATCGGAGAAGCCCAAGATGCCGGAAAGTGTGCGTTCTTATATGACTATTGAAGAAGTGAGATTATTAATCGCTACACCAATGCAGAACGAGGGGGTAAAAAGTGCCTACCTGTTCTCCTGCTTCTGTGGACTACGTATCAGTGATATTATCGGATTGCAATGGAAGGACGTGTTTATTGACAACGGCCAATACCGCTTGGCAGTAGCCATGCAGAAGACAAAGGAGCCGATTTACCTTCCGCTCTCCAATGAAGCGTTGAAGTGGATGCCGGAACGTGGGGACAAGACAGCAGACGACCATGTGTTCGATTTGCCTTCAGGTATCAACCAGCTTATCAAACCATGGGCCAAAGCCGCCGGAATTTCCAAGCGATTCACCTTTCACACGGCCCGCCACACGTTCGCCACAATGATGCTGACATTGGGAGCAGATTTATACACTGTATCTAAATTGCTCGGTCATACATCTGTAAAGATGACCCAAGTGTATGCCAAAATCGTCAATAAGAAAAAAGACGATGCAGTAAATCTGACTAACGGTTTATTCGATTGACAATGCGATGAGCATCAGACCAGATATCTAAACACTTATTTAGGGTGTTGTTCCGGCAGGATTTTCTCTCGGGAGCAACACCCTTATAATATATTATAAATCCAATTTAAAGTATTTCATCATGAAAAGACCTAACAATGGCCCTCTCTCTTTTTGGAGGGAAGAAACATCTGCACCATTTTGTTGAAGAACAGGATGTAGCGAAAGAATTTTTCGCATTGCTCGTTGAAGCAAAAACAATGTATCTCCGTGATGTCGTGGCGGGTAGTAAGCAGTACCACCGTTACGTGGAGGATTTTGTAAACAGCCACCGGTATATCGACTGCAACCATGCGGTCTGCCGGAACTGCCATGAAATGAACATTCATATCGTCAAAGGATTATTAAACGATTGTTCCAATCTTATCCGATCACTTTTTACCGAAGCAGACTTCTCGTTCGAGAAGTGTATGGAACTGAAACGAATGTATGATATGTTTGTGCCACCATCACAGTCCATCACGTGCTGCAAAGACGGCCCGACAAGGATTTATCCTCTTTCTTTTGGATGCAATCTCACTCGTAAACAGATGATAGGTATTACGGCTTGTGCCAATGCTTATCATCTGTTTTGCGTTTCTACCCTACACGTGGAAGATATGGAAGCCCTGCTTTCCTGCAAGGAAGGATTCTGTATTCGTGTAAACAATATCCGTCATGTGGCCATCCTGTTCGATACACTCCTTGAGCACTCGTTCATCCAAGCCAAATGGCAGGCCGTTCTCAGTAATGGACGGTTCTTACAAACCAAGGACGGAAAAGGATTCGTTTCAGCTTCAAGCCTTTCATCCGCTCTGTCTGCTCTACGCAACAACATGACATCAGCAGGTTACGGTATCAGGCGAGCCATTGATGAACTGAGAGAGTGGTAAGAAGTGCCAATAAGCGAAGTATGTGAAAGGTAAAAGCGTGACAGTTGCCGTGATACGTGGTTACTATCACGGTGCAAATTCATGCTGCCCTTTTGGGTTGCCCTATCTTTGCCCTCCGTTAGCGCGCTACATAACGGAGGGCATACTTCCATTGTCTAATTTTATAATAACTCATTTATGCAAAATAATAGATTGACATTCATGGAACGGCTGAGTGAACGGCTTACAAGCGTCGAAGCCATCCTAAAGAAATTAGATCCGATAGAAAGTCTGTTGGAACGCATCGCATTGCTGGAAAAAAATATATATACCACCAAACAGGTGTTTACCTTCCAAGAGGCTTGTATGTATATCGGAATATCCGAGAGTATGCTGTACAAGCTAACATCAGGCAAGGAGATTCCGCATTACAAGCCACGTGGCAAAATGATATATTTCGCCAAAGAAGATCTGGATGAATGGCTTTTGCAGAATTATGAACCAACCGTAGATGAAGCAGCACGTATGGCAAACGAGGCCGCTGCCACACAACCTTTCTTTAATCAAAGACGCCATGGAAAACGAAAGAAGAACTGAATATAATGTGGATATGAGCCCGGAGGAGGATTTCTTATCGGATATCCTCTCCGCCTCGCAGATTCGGGCGACGGATACCTATGAAACGCCGCCACAGATTATCTGGATAGACAACTCGACCATTGCTACGCTCGGCAACTTCAGCGCATCAACCGGCAAGGCGAAATCAAAAAAAACATTTAACGTTTCGGCCATTGTCGCTGCATCGCTGGCAGGAAAACAAGTGCTGAACTACCGGGCGCACCTCCCGGAAGGTAAACGTAAGATTCTGTACGTGGACACGGAGCAGAGCCGCTTTCATTGTCATAATGTACTGGAACGCATCTTGCGGCTTGCCGGACTGCCCACTACAACCGACAGTGAAAACCTCGACTTTATTTGCTTGCGCGAATACTCTCCGGCAATACGCATTGGGGTCATCGACTACGCCTTACGTCAAAGAAAAGGATACGGACTTGTTATCATCGACGGTATCCGTGACCTGATGCTTGACATAAACAGCACCGGTGAGTCCGTGGAAGTCATTAACAAGATGATGGAGTGGTCATCAAAGTATGACCTGCATATCCACTGTGTGCTACACTTGAATAAAGGAGATAACAATGTGCGCGGGCATATCGGTACGGAAATGAGCAACAAGGCGGAGACTGTACTGGTCATCAGCAAAAACAACGATTGTCCCAACGTCAGCGAGGTTCATGCGTTACACATCCGTGAGAAAGAGTTTAAACCCTTTGCTTTCACTGTTAATGAGGGCGGGCTCCCGGTTCTCGCAGAAGGGCATTTGTTTGAGAATGCCCCACATCAGAAACCGAAACAGCGGACGGGTTTTATGGAACTAAGCGTCGAACAGCACCGTGAAGCCCTTTCCGCTGCGTTTGGAGACAAACCTATCCGTGGGTTTGAAAATATGCTGCAAGCCATGATGACAGCTTACGAGGCAATCGGATTTAAGCGTGGGAGAAACGTAATGGTCAAACTGCTGCAATATCTGACTGACACCTTAAAACTGGTTATCAAACGAGATAAACTTTTTTATTATGACATGACACAGGCAGAAACCATGCTTTTCGATGAAGAATGAGAGCGGGCGCGGGCCTATATAATTCAGTTTAATTTAGTATTTATATATATAGGGTCGCAAACTAAACTAAACCGCTTTTGCGCAAACAAGTGAAAAGAATTTGAATATGACCATAGATGAAGCAAAACGAGTGCGTATCGTGGACTTTTTGGCCCAGCTCGGCCACCGTGCGCAGTATATGAAATCAGAGCAATACTGGTATCTTTCGCCTCTCAGGAAAGAGGTGACGCCATCGTTCAAAGTCAATGACCGGCTGAATGAATGGTATGATTTTGGCGAGGCCACCGGAGGTGACCTTGTGGAACTGGGTAAGTACCTTTGCGAAACAAAAAGTGTGAGTGAAGCATTAGCATACATCGAACGGCATGTCAATGGTGTATCGCTACCGAAAACCCGGACGTTGCCCACAACGTTCCGACCTGTGGAAGCCGACATGAAAAATCTGATTATCGTGCCGCTGCGACACCACGCACTGCTCTCATATCTCCATTCACGTATGATTGATTCGGATATCGGACGAATGTTCTGTAAGGAAGTGCATTACGAACTGCGCCAGCGACGTTACTTTGCACTGGCTTTTGGCAACATATCCGGTGGATACGAGGTGCGAAACCCTTATTATAAAGGATGTATCAAGAACAAGGACATTTCTTTGATACTCCAATCGCGTGGTGAGACACAGAGCCGTGTCTGCCTGTTTGAAGGGTTCATGGACTTTCTGTCCTATCTGACTCTCAAACAGACGGACGATAGTGCCATTTGTATTAATGCTCCCTGTGACCACCTTATTATGAACTCGATCAGTAATCTGAAAAAGACATTGACGTATCTGCAAAAATACACGTATATCCACTGTTACCTTGACAATGACCTTGCCGGACAAAAGACAGTGGAAACCATAGCCGGGATGTATGATGGACGCGTCTATAACGAGTCCAACCGTTATGCCGGTTACAAAGACCTAAACGACTACCTACGCGGGAAGAAACAATGAACAACCCACTCCCTAAGCTCTCCTTCACGGAGGGCTTTTTTTATACCCCAACTTTTCCTGCTTTCTTATGTAAAATCGTATTTGAATATGATTTTGTAATATGATTTTTGTATTTTGAGAAAATATCATATTAAAATAATATGTTTTGTAGCCAATAATTTTATCTTTAAACTTATCCATTCTTATTTTGCAGCCACAATCAAATATAATAAATCATATTACATAAAAAGATATGAAATCATATTTTATTTTCACCATTGTCCTGACAGTTGCCTATCTCGTCTATTATGCGGTTATCATCGTGCAGGACCTTTATGGAAAAAAAGGAAATGGTAAGCCGGAAGAAGAGGTATTTGACCTCGGTGCGCCGGAAGATGAACAGAGTGTGTCCGTGACGGAGAGCGATACGGGATTCAATGTGGGTAATGAGAAGTATGAAACAGATGTTGCCCCTACCGCTTCACCTGCACCACAGGAGACGGAAACCGCAGAGAATAATGGCGAGATAGCCGTGGCGGAGAAGCTGAAACGGCTGAAAGCCCAAGCGGAGGAACAGATGGAAGAAACCGAGACCTACCTGTCGGACGCATACACGGCAGACGAACTGTACAAAGCGATGCTTGCCAAAGGAAAGACGGGCAACCGTCCGGAACTGGTATGGAAACCTCTCAAAGACCGATTGTAAAATGTCGAAAGCAAAAAAAATATTATGTGCACTGTGCTTTGTCCCTTATGCGGTATTCGCCAAAAGCGGCAGCGTAAACTACAGTTGGGGTGCAGACGCACTTGCAACGATGCACGACTTCGTGGTGACGATGATGCTGTACGTGCTGTACATCTGCTACGCTGTCGCCTCGGTTTTCGTAGTCGTTGCCGCGCTCCAAATCTATATCAAAATGAACACAGGCGAGGACGGTGTGGTGAAGTCTATCGTATCACTTGTCGGTGCGTGCCTCTTCATCATTGGAGCTTCAATCGTGTTCCCCGCTTTCTTCGGCTACCGCATATAGGTGGCTGACAGGAGTGTAAAACCAATTCAAAAATAGAAGTACCACAAAAAATGTAATAAATATGTTTCAGAAATTCAAAAGAATGTGCCGAAAGGCAAAGAAAACCATCATGCAAGTTTCCACCAAAGTAAAAATGTTAATCATTGCCCTGTTAGGAGGCATACCTGCTATGGCTCAAAGTACGGCAGGCGATTACTCAGCCGGTACGACAGCTCTATCAACCGTAGCCGAGGAAATCGTGAAATACGTTCCTGTGATGGTCAAACTCTGCTATGCCATTGCTGGTGTTGTGGCCATCATCGGAGCCATTTCGGTGTATATCGCCATGAGTGCGTCCGTAGTGGTTGCATGATAAATACCTCTTTTGCAAGAGGTTAGGTCAGGGTTCAAGTGACCTACTTCCACCCAAATAAGCCCGAGGGGAAACCTAAAGGTGAAAATAGCACTTTGGGAAAGCAATAAGTCAGTCAATAGCCAGACTGCGACTGAATTGCGAGGGAGAAAGACAGATATGAGGATAAAGTCCATACTGATTGAACGATAGCCCAGCGGCAAAAGATGTAGCTGCGACGGAAGGCTTTTACAAACGTCGCATTGTGGCACTTAGACAACGTCATTGGTGTTATAGCAAAGAACCTGCCACAACGCAACCGCAATAAGCGGAGAAAAGGGCGGAAGTCGTATCCGACAATCTGTCGTGCTAATAGTTATCATGCAGCTAAACGGAGATTACCTAAGTTGGAAAGCCATGCAAGTGGCTATGAGTTTTGGCTCTGAATATCCAATATGGTAACGGAGTTCCCATAGTAGTCCGAGCAAGGTAACGCCTTGTACATGGCGAAGGGGAACAGTTAGTAATGTTTTAATACAAATTTTGAAAACGTGTAAGACGTATGGAAAAATCAGAAAGAGTATTGAAAGCTCTAAGTGACCACAGTCAAAGTTCGGATTATAAGTACGAACGGCTGTATCGGTATCTGTTCAGTGAAGAGATGTTCGCTGTTGCCTACCAACGCATTTATGCGAAACAAGGCAACATGACACCCGGCACTGACGGCAAGACCATCGACGAGATGAGTCTTGAAAGGATTGAAAGATTGATTGTGTCCTTAAAGGACGAAAGTTACCAACCCCACCCTGCACGCAGAGTGTACATACCGAAGAAGAACGGCAAGAAACGTCCGCTCGGTATTCCCTCATTCGAGGACAAATTGGTGCAGGAGGTAGTTAGACTGCTGCTTGAAGCCATTTATGAAGGTCATTTTGAAGGCACTTCACATGGTTTCAGACCGCACCGAAGCTGCCACACGGCATTGGGTATGATACAGAAGTCTTTTGCGGGAGCAAAGTGGTTTATCGAGGGAGACATCAAAGGCTTCTTTGACAACATCGACCACAATGTACTGATAAGCATACTTCGTGAGCGCATATCAGACGAACGCTTCCTCAGGCTTATCCGTAAATTCCTCAATGCAGGGTATGTGGAGGATTGGAAGTACAACAAGACGTATTCAGGAACTCCGCAAGGTGGAATTGTAAGCCCTATATTGGCTAACATCTATCTTGACAAGTTCGACAAGTACATCAAGGAGTACGCAGCCAAATTCCGCAAAGGTGACAGACGCAGCATCAATCCCGACTACTGGCGTTTGAACAATAAGAAGAACAGACTGAAACAGAAGTTGCAGAAAACGTCTGATGAGCAGATGCGGAAAAGCTATCTGTATGAAATTGCCCAACTGAGCAAACAGATGCTGTCCATTCCTCACAAGGATGCAATGGATGCAGACTTCAGAAGATTGCAGTATGTAAGGTATGCGGACGATTTCCTCATATCGGTTATCGGAAGCAAGTCTGAATGCGAGACCATCAAAGCGGACATCACCCAATTCATGAGAGAACAACTCAAACTTGAATTGTCTGACGAGAAAACTTTGATAACACATGCACAAGACAAGGCAAAATTCCTTGGATATGAAATCTTCATCAGAAAGTCAGACGCAGTGAAAAGGAACAAGGACGGAGTACTCAAAAGAGACTTCAACGGCGCAGTGGTGTTAACCCTTAACTCGGCTGTGATACAAAAGAAGCTCACTGAATACAACGCTTTGGAGGTCAGAAACATTGACGGCAAAGACATTTGGTGGTCTAAGCCTCGCAGATATATGACTCCAATGAAGCCCGAGGATATTCTTGCACAATACAATGCGGAAATCAGAGGACTTTACAACTACTATTCACTTGCTACAAACGTGTCCAAAGAATGTGCATCTTTTGCCTTCATCATGAAGATGAGTATGTTCAAGACACTTGGCTGGAAGCTGAACACTTCCGCAAGGAAGGTTCGCCAAAAGTATCAGAAGGACAAGGATTTTGTCATTCCGTACAATGACGCTAAGGGTAAACAGAAGTACAGAGTCTTCTATAATGAAGGTTTCAAAAAGAGAAATGCGCAGTTCGATGTTGACTATGACAAACTGCCACAGACCATGTATGTGCCATATCCAAGCCTTGTAGAAAGGTTGAAGGATGGCAGATGCGAACTATGTGGCAAGGAAGGAAAAGTAGTCATGCACCATGTGAGAAATCTCACCAAGCTGAAAGGCTGTAATGAGTGGGAGAAACTGATGCTCAAAAGACATCGCAAGACACTTGTTGTCTGCGAGGATTGCAACTCAATGATTCAGAACTATGGTAAAGAGTAATATTACTAATGGAAAGCCGTATACATGGAGACATGTAAGTACGGTTTGGGGGCGAGTACTCGGAAACCGCCCACCGCAAGGTGGGTATGGCGCTGGGTGCTTAGCCCACACAACGAGGAACAGGATGTCAAGAAGAAGATTATGATGGTGGTTGGGGCGTGCCTTTTCCTAATTGCGGCAGCCCAAGCATTACCTCTATTCTTCGGAATTAACGCATAAACTGCCAGGAGGAATGACTAATAACGGACGTTATCCGGATTACCCGCTGTTCAAAGGACTGCAACGGCCTTTGGAACTGATGGGATTACAAGGTCGCTACATCTATTGGGCGGCAGGCGTAGCTGGTGGGGCCATTGTGGGCTTCATCGCCGCTTACTGTCTTATGGGCTTTGTGGCCGGACTGGTCGTATTGGCAACTGTCTTATCTGCGGGAATCGTGCTTATCATCCTCAAACAGCGAAAGGGGCTGCACAGTAAAAATGTAAAACGTGGAGTGTATGTGTATGCCTATTCGCACAAAGTATGACTATAAGAAAAACCATCACGGCAATGTGTGTGGCTGATTGATTGTTGAACGCGGGCGGGTCCGTCTCCAGCCGAGGCAGACCTGCCCCTATTTAATGAACGAATATCGGAATGACCCTATATATCATTTTATTTTTCATCGCCCTATGTACGGGTATGGCCTTGTCAGTCTATACGTTCGGTACGGGCGGCAAGCGCAAGCATATCTTTCAGAATATCTATTTCTCTGTGGAAGATACAGACGGTGTGGGTGTGCTGTACACCAAGACGGGCGAATATTCCGCCGTCTTGAAAATCGAAAATCCGGTACAGAAGTATTCAGCGGACATTGACAGCTATTACGACTTCACGCATCTATTCTCTGCCCTTGCGCAGACGCTGGGCGAAGGGTATGCCTTGCACAAACAAGACATCTTCGTAAGGAAACAGTTCGCGAACGAGCCGGAGCATAATCAAGAATTTCTCTCGGCATCGTACTTCCGTTATTTTAATGGGCGTCCGTACACGGACAGCCTTTGCTATCTGACTATCACACAGGAAGCCAAGAAGAGCCGTCTTTTCTCTTACGATAGCAAGAAATGGCGCGATTTCCTCGTGAAAATTTATAAGGTTCGAGACCTACTACGCGACAGCGGTGTACAAGTGAAATTCCTGAACAAAGCCGAGGCAAGCGAATATGTGGACCGTTACTTTGCGATGAACTTCAAAGACCGTATGGTCTCGATGACGAATGTCAAGGCTGACGACGAAACGGTATCTATGGGTGACAAACGCTGTAAAGTGTACAGCCTCGTGGACGTGGATTGCGCCGCACTCCCCTCGCTGATACGTCCCTATACCAATATCGAGGTGAATAATACCGAGATGCCAGTGGATCTTGTCTCGGTGGTGGATAATATTCCGAACGCAGAAACGGTGGTGTACAACCAAATTATTTTCCTGCCCAGCCAGAAGCGGGAACTGGCATTACTCGACAAAAAGAAGAACCGGCACGCAAGCATCCCCAATCCGAGTAACCAAATGGCCGTAGAGGACATCAAACAGGTACAGGACGTAATAGCCCGTGAAAGCAAACTGCTCGTGTACACGCACTTCAACATGGTGGTGGGCGTGCCTGCGGACACCGACCTGCAAAAATGCACGAATCACTTGGAAAACGCTTTTGGGCGCATGGGCATACACATCAGTAAGCGTGCATACAACCAACTGGAACTGTTCGTCAGTTCGTTTCCGGGCAACTGTTACAGCCTGAACGAGGAATATGACCGTTTTCTGACCCTCTCCGACGCTGCGGTATGCCTGATGTACAAGGAACGGGTGCAGCATAGTGAGGAAACACCACTAAAAGTTTATTACACTGACCGTCAAGGCGTTCCGGTAGCTATCGACATCACGGGAAAAGAGGGAAAGAACAAGCTGACCGACAACTCGAATTTTTTCTGCCTGGGGCCTTCGGGCAGCGGAAAGAGTTTCCACATGAACTCCGTCGTGCGCCAGTTGCATGAACAGGGGACGGACGTGGTAATGGTCGATACGGGTAACTCATACGAGGGGCTATGCGAGTATTTCGGCGGCAAGTATATCAGCTATACCGAGGAACGGCCCATCACGATGAATCCGTTCCGCATCAATCGGGAAGAGATGAACGTAGAAAAAACGGGATTCCTGAAAAACCTCGTCTTGCTTATCTGGAAAGGTACGCAGGGAACAGTCACAAAGACGGAAGACCGTCTGATAGAGCACGTCATCACGGAATATTACGACGCCTACTTCAACGGTTTCGAGAGCTTCACCCCCCAACAGCGTGAGGACTTGCGTAAGAGCCTCGTTATTGATGACCGCAACAGCAGTGAGAAGCGGAACGAAAGCGAACGGGAACGCGCGGCCCGCATCGAGGGTATCATTGACGAGATAGAGGGCCGGCGCAAGGAACTGAAAGTGGAGGAACTGTCATTCAACTCTTTCTATGAATATTCCGTGCAGCGCATCCCGGATATCTGTGAGGAGAACCGTATCACGGGCATCGACCTCTCGACATACCGCTATATGATGAAGGACTTTTATTTGGGCGGCAACCACGAAAAAACGCTGAACGAAAACATGGACAGCTCGCTGTTCGACGAGACGTTCGTGGTCTTCGAAATCGACAGTATAAAAGATGACCCGCTGCTTTTTCCTTTGGTCACGCTGATTATCATGGATGTTTTCTTGCAGAAAATGCGCATCAAGAAGAACCGTAAAGTCCTTGTCATCGAGGAAGCATGGAAAGCCATCGCCAGCCCGCTGATGGCGGAATACATCAAATTTATGTACAAAACGGCACGTAAATTCTGGGCCAGTGTAGGTGTGGTGACACAGGAGATACAGGACATCATCGGCAGCGAAATCGTGAAAGAGGCCATCATCAACAACTCGGATGTGGTGATGCTGCTTGACCAAAGCAAATTCAAGGAACGTTTCGACACCATCAAGGCGATTCTTGGCCTAACGGATGTGGACTGTAAGAAAATTTTCACCATCAACCGCCTCGAAAACAAGGAAGGACGCAGCTTCTTCCGCGAGGTATTTATCCGTCGGGGCACGACCAGCGGTGTTTATGGCGTGGAGGAACCGCACGAGTGCTACATGACCTACACGACTGAACGGGCAGAGAAAGAGGCTCTGAAACTTTACAAGCGCGAGCTACAATGCAGCCACCAAAAGGCTATCGAGGCATATTGCCGTGACTGGGATGCCAGCGGTATCGGCAAGGCATTGCCGTTTGCACAGAAAGTTAATGAAGCGGGACGTGTACTGAACTTAACCACTAAAATAACATCATAATGAAAACGAAAAGGATTTTAATCACCCTGTCACTGGACTACGGAATAAATATGATGGGGTTTGAAAGCAGCTTGACGCGCGAACAAATTTCTGTCAATAATCCGGAACTCACTGTTTTGTCCCTCCGGGAGTTTTGTATGCTATCCAAGGAGAACCTGCTCCGTATGGATGACATGACACCGGACAAGGTAGCTGCCATCGAACGGCTATTGGCGGAGTATTCCCTTCGGTTGGGTATGTCCGATGTAGAACTGGAAACGTACTTGAACCGATATTATGAAGAAAACCCCAAAGAAAAGGAGTTTTACGATATGTGCGACAGGCTGTGTAGCAGCAAACCTGCCTTCGATGAAAACAGATTTCGTGAAGAACTATTCCGGGAACTGAACAGCAGTCCGATGAGTGAAAAAAGACTGAGTGACTTAGGATGGCTACGCTATCAGACCGTGCGCGAAACTTATCTAAACCAGCCTTTCTTCTTGAGATGGTTCGGCTCCCAAGAAGCCCGGATCAAAAGGGCCATCAAGGATACTACCATCATACATGATATGTTCTGCCGACTTGTCACGGAGAATTGTATCGAATCTGAGCGGTGGTATTTCAATCACAAGGAACCGGAATACATAAAAGAGGTCTGAAACGATGAAACGGCTGTTTATCTTTTGGGTTATCCTATTGCCTGCCCTGACACAGCACGTTCACGCACAATATTACAGCGTGAACTATGACGCACGTACCGTGGCGGCCATGGCCGCCGCATTCGGCACGGAGGTAGTGGCTGAAAGCTACTACCGCGAGCAGGTGGATGATATTCTGAAACACTATACGGCGGCAGAGGTGGCAGCAGCAGGGATATTTTCTTCCAAATTTTTGGAACACAAGGCTCTGTCCGACCTTGGCATCTGGTGCAGCAGCACGGAAAATTACTACTATCGTCGAATTTATCATATGGTGGCGGAGAAAATCATGCCGAAAATATGGGTGGTAGCGAAACTGATGCTACGCTCACCACAAACAGCCATCCACTGGGGCAGTTACCTGATGAAAGTCTGCGATGATACGAAGAGCCTGTGTATGCAGTTCGAAAGCGTTGTGACCAACAGCACACTGACGTTCTCGGACATCGCTTTTCTGGAGATTGACCGCGACATCGCCAGTTTGCTGAACCTCGCAGAACTGGGCGGTACCGATTGGCAACGGATGTTGGACAACTTGGCCAAAGTGCCGGGCAATTTCACCATCGAGAACTTGAAAGGCGATATCGACAACCTTTATAACATGGGCGTAGGGCTGGCAACATCTGGTATGGAGAACCTCGGTGACGCTCTACTGCAAAGCAGTGCGTTCCATGACCTGTTGGGCGGCAAAGCCAATGAAATCGGCAACCTGTATGAACACTACGGTACTCTCTTCGAGCAGGCGGAACATGACATCGGTAGTCTGCTAATCGACATGGTGGGCGGTCAGGATAGCGTGGCCGCATTGTTCAATTTCAGCAACTACGACCTCACATCGTGGATGACCGACTACATGGACAATGCAGTCGGGAACTATTACACGCAACGGTGGTATATCGCACGGCGTGAGCAAGGAAGCATTTCTCTATGCGACTACTACCCACCGACAGACGACAACAGCATATTGAACGGGGGCGCATGGACACGCTTTAATACGAGCGATCCGGGATTTTACCCGAACGCTTTGCAACGGGAGCAGGCCCTTGCCAACTCAGAACAGTATGCCGGATGGTCAAGAAGCCGAGTACAACAGCTCAACAACAGCAACGACGGTTACACCTATACTATCAATACCCGACAACAGGCCTACATCATCAGCAAAGGCAACAAGCAGACCAAGAAGGCATACGCCTACGAGATACATGTGACACAGAGCTGGAACCGGACGGAGGTAGTCTATGAGGATGTCTTCGATTCCTATTCGATGGATCTGAACACGTTCAAAGCGCAGCTCAATGCCCGCCTCTCGGAGTTCAATGACAACGAGGAAGGCTATGTCTATTACATAGCATCCGATGCACGGAACTATTATCAGGCGACGGACGCCGCAAAATTGCAGGGATGTGAAAGCGTGACCATCAGTGTAACCTGTTCAGACGGGGCGACGCTGGGACAAGGCTCGACACAATACAAGTGCCGTAAGTGTGGCGGCTCACTGGATGCCCACTCCAAAGAGTGCGTCATGCAGACCTCGGTAACGGAGAACGAACTGGACCTTTCAGAACTGGACGCACTGATACGGGAAGCGGACAATCAGGTTGCCGTTCTTCAATCTCAGATTAGTGCCTTGGAAAAGGAAAACGCCGACCTTCTGAAAAAAATTGCCGAGGCGAGCGTGGAAGACGCAGCAGCTTACCGGCAACAATATAACTCCAACCGGACACGTATCGAGGAACTGAAAAGCGAACTTGCCGAGTGGCAACAAAAGCAGAAGGAGTACGCAGATGCGAAGCAGGAAGCGGAAGCTGAGAACGATGTGCCGACAGATGATTACTACCGCCTACCGGCCATCATGCAGGATTGCAAGACAGCCTACAGCCTCACTTGGCAGGACGGAGGTACATGGAGCGGCTATACGTTCGTCCGTAAGGCGACGATGCCGAACATCAATGGTATCATTACGTTCCGTGCGACTATTTCTATCGCACGGAAGCCGAAATACTTTCTGGGTATCAAAATCCATCGTGCCATCATCCAAATCAGTTGGGAATTGACTTCGGCATACACAGACACGCACGTTGCCGATGTACTGACACTCGATCCGAACCTGCCGAACGAGGAAAAGACTAAAATCGTGAATAATCGCATATCGAAAATCGCACGAGAATATCCCAACTGTAAAATCACTACCGAGTATGCCCGTACAGAACCTATGGAAGAAGTACCGAACAGCGACGTGTACCACCTGCTTTGGTCAAGTGACCGCCTTGAAATCGCACGAGAAGTGGATTCACGTATCACGAAAATATACGCCGACCTCGTATCCTTGGAGAAGATGATGCACTACAAGCGGAACATCATCGACGTACTGAAGGATGTGCTACCGGAACTCGATACGGACGAGGGTCGTAGGCTGACACTCGTGGAAGAGTGCCATGACCGCTGGGTAGAAAACGCACGGACATCCCGAAGTGGCAGAAAGGAGGTACGGCCATGAAACGCACTATGCTGATAGCCATCACGTTGCTTGCGCTACTACCCGATGTCGCCAAGGGCCAATGGACATTCGATATCATGTCGGTGGAAGCGTACATCAACGACCACAAGAAACAACGCAGCCTGTTGCTGGCCCGAAGCACGCTGGAATACAGCAACCAACTGCTGCACGAGTACAGCCGTGAGGAGACAGGCAAATACAAGGAAGTGAATATCGACCTTGACCGCTATACCCGTGCCTTTGACGTCATCGACGTGATGTACCAGTCCCTACGGACGGTGCTGAACGTGAAGGATACCTACAGTTCGGTAAGTGACCGTATCGGTGACTATAAGACCATGCTGGAGGCTTTCCATGAGAAAATCCTGAAACATGGGAACATCGAGCCGTCAGACGCACTGATACTGACTATCAATGAAAAGGCAATACGGGACATCGCCAACGAGGGAGAACACCTCTATAAGTCGGTGAGCGACCTCGTGCTGTATGCCACGGGCGCAGCGGCCTGCTCGACCAGCGACCTGCTGATGGTACTGGAGTCCGTGAACAAGTCGCTGGACAGTATTGAGCAACACTTGAACCGGGCATACATCGAGACATGGAGATACATACAGGTACGTATCGGCTACTGGAAATCGAAGATTTACCGGGAACGTACCAAACGGGAAATTATTGACGGTGCTTTCGGACGGTGGCGCAATGCGGGACGACTGGATTATTGACGGTAAAAGAGGAAGGAGGTAAATAATGCCACAAGTTAGATTATGACTTCTATGCACCGAAATTGCTAAGGAATATCTTAAAACGCAGGAAAAGCGTTTCGTCCTGGATGTTCGGAGAAGTACAAACAGAGAAAGAAACTTTAAGTACAAACAAGTCTATCCGGCCTATAACCAAGAGGCAAATGGACATTTGGATTAATAAAAGATGTAATGAAAAAGATCGTTTTTGCAAAAGACATTACGCTATATAAAGCCGATTGCCTTGAAGTAATGCCTCTTCTCCCAGAATCAAGTATTGATTTAGTTCTATGCGACCCACCTTTTGGAATTACAGCTTCGCAATGGGATAAGATAATACCATTCTCGAAAATGTGGGAGGAGATTAGAAGGGTGAGAAAGGATAATGCGCCTACGGCTTTATTTGGCAGCGAACCGTTCAGCAGCCTTTTACGCTGTGGCAATTTAGCCGAATTTAAATATGACTGGGTATGGGAAAAGTCAAAAGCAAGCAATTTCCTTCTTGCTAAAAAGCAACCTCTAAAAGCGCATGAGCTAATCAGTATCTTTTGTAACGGCAGAACTCCTTATTATCCAATCATGGAAGAAGGTGAGCCTTATGAAAATCGTACAAAGAGAGGGAGTAACTGGACAGGAGTAAACAAGGTACCAAATCCTACATTCAGAAATGAAAACAAAGGAACGAGATACCCACGAAGTGTGAAATATTTCAAAACTGCGGAATCAGAGGGCAAAACGATTCATGTTAATCAAAAGCCAGTCGCATTATTGAAATATCTGATAAGAACATACACGAAAGAGGGTGACACAGTCCTTGATTTTGCCTCTGGAAGCATGAGCACTGCAATCGCCTGTATTCATACGAATAGAAAATGTATTTGTATTGAAAAGGATGACATGCACTTCTCGCGGGGAGAGGAAAGGATTAGAAATGAATATAATATAAAAAGAAATGTGGAATAATCTCGGTGATTAACTGATTGAAGCACATTGAGTATTGAAAGATTAGTAACAAATAACCGAAAGTAAATATGGACAGAATACTCTTACTCGTGACGGTTACAATAATTGCAACCACGGCGGCAAAGGCACAATCCGTGACCTATAACCACGATTCGCCGAAACAAAACCAAGTAACAGTAATGGAAACCGGTACGGGAGCACTCTCGCCCGACCTCTACTATTCCATACTGCACAACAAGTACAAAAAGTCGGCAGCAGCCAAGAACAAACTGTCGTTCCGCACACTGGCGGGCGTCAACCTGTACAACCAAACGGACGAAGCTGAAACCATCGACTCGGCATTGGTGAGCCGGGCAAAGATAGAAGCCTTGAATGTGGCTGACCGTCAAGCGGACATCGCATGGCTCGCCGAAGGCGATAAGGTCAACGGACAGATGGTACGGTTCAAACGAAACATAGACCGCATCTTGCCTGTCGGGGGGACACCGGAGGATAAAGACAGATGGACGGAATATTACCATATCTACCAGTGCGCCATTGATGCAACGAAAGATGCCTATATGCCCAACGCACAGCGGAAAAAAGAGTATCTGCGCATCTACGAGGATATAACCCGACAGAACGAAATCCTTGTCGGCTACCTTGCCAAACGGCAGAATACTACGGTAACAAGTACGCTACTGAACGCTACCGCTGACCGTACTCTGGATAAAAAGAGTATTGTCCGCGATGCGGTGAGCCGGTGGCACGAATCGCGCTTTGCCGTGCGCGGCCCGCAATCGGGCAATAACACGGGCGGCAGCGGTGACGGAGATGAAACAGTAAACAAAGGGAACTGAAAAAACAAAAACGTATGGCAGACGGAAATATACTCTCGGATTTCGGTATCAATATCCTTGAAGAAGAGATAGACGATGTGATTTTTCAAACGAACGAATTCCTGACTGATGCGACTTTTACCGGCTCGCAGGGACCGTTCTGGTGGATACTACAAATGTGCATGGCACTGGCTGCCCTGTTCGCTATTGTGATGGCAGCGGGAATGGCGTACAAGATGATGGTGAAACATGAGCCACTGGATGTACTGAAGCTGTTCCGTCCTTTGGCTGTTTCAATCATCCTCTGTTGGTGGTATCCGCCAGCAGACACGGGTATGGCTGGCAGTGGGAGCAGTTGGTGTTTTCTTGACTTCCTGTCTTACATCCCGAACTGCATCGGCTCGTACACGCATGACCTGTACGAGGCAGAAGCCACCCAAATAGCGGACAAATTCGAGGAAGTGCAGCAACTTATCCATGTACGTGACACGATGTACCAAAGTTTGCAAGCACAGGCAGATGTCGCTCACACGGGTACCTCAGACCCGAATCTGGTAGAAGCGACCATGGAACAAACCGGAGTGGACGAAGTGACGAAGATGGAGAAAGACGCAGCCGAACTGTGGTTTACCTCACTGACGGCAGGAGTCATCGTAGGTATCGACAAAATCATCATGCTTATCGCTCTGATTGTGTATCGTATCGGATGGTGGGCCACCATCTACTGCCAGCAAATCCTACTGGGCATGTTAACAATATTCGGACCTATACAATGGGCGTTCTCGCTGTTGCCCAAATGGGAAGGTGCATGGGCGAAGTGGCTTATAAGGTATCTGACAGTACATTTCTATGGTGCGATGCTCTACTTCGTCGGCTTCTATGTGCTACTGCTATTTGACATTGTATTGTGCATACAGGTAGAAAACCTGACGGCAATCACAGCAAGCGAACAGACGATGGCGGCCTACTTGCAAAACAGCTTCTTCTCCGCCGGCTACTTGATGGCGGCAAGTATCGTGGCACTGAAATGCCTAAACCTCGTGCCGGACTTGGCAGCATGGATGATACCTGAAGGTGACACGGCCTTCTCTACACGGAACTTTGGAGAAGGTGTGGCGCAGCAGGCAAAAATGACGGCTACGGGCGGTATCGGCTCGATGATGAGATAATGATAAACCTAATATTAAATATCCAAAAGATGAATGTACAACAGAAAATTGAAAAATGGTGCAGGAACGAGCGTTTCGTGCGCTATGCAAATGAACGCATAAGCGAAGAACTCGTTTATGCACCTAACCACCGAATTGATCCGGAATATGAAGAACTGGACGAAGCCATTACATGGGACAACCGATATATCGTCCCTATGATGACTTACCTTACCTATCGTCTGCAACTGGTCAAATTGCAGAAAAATGCCAAGAATCGAAACCGCCGTATCTGGTGGATATTCGTGCATGTAATCATGCGGGAAGATTACACACAGCTCTTTGACGGGAAGTTCGAAAAATTTCTGACGGAGTTACAGGATACAGTCATGACAATGTTACATGACGAATACACACGATTGTCTAACAAGAAAAAATAAAGGTATATGGTCATCAAGCATTTGGAGAATAAAATCCGACTGGTGGGCATCATCTGCACTGCTTTTCTTGTAGGGTGTATCATCATCAGTGTGTCAAGTATCTGGACTGCCCGGACAATGGTGACGGACGCACAGAAAAAGGTGTATGTGCTGGACGGAAATGTACCTATACTCGTAACCCGCACGACGATGGACGAAACGCTGGACGTGGAAGCCAAGAGCCACGTAGAAATGTTCCACCATTACTTTTTTACTCTCGCACCGGACGACAAATACATCCGCTATACGATGGAAAAAGCGATGTACCTGGTCGATGAGACGGGACTGGCACAATACAATACCCTCAAGGAAAAGGGATTTTACTCCAACATATTGGGTACGAGCGCGGTGTTCTCGATTTTCTGTGACAGTATCTCCTTTGACAAAAAGAATATGGAGTTCACCTACTATGGCCGGCAGCGAATCGAACGTCGGAGTAATATCCTGATGCGCGAACTGGTTACGGCAGGGCAACTTAAACGTGTGCCGAGAACGGACAACAATCCGCATGGACTGCTCATAGTAAACTGGCGCACATTGCTGAACAAAGATATCGAGCAAAAAACAAAGAGTAACTATTAAATCACCAAAGATATGAATATCAAAGGATTCAAACGGATGTTGTTCGGCGAGAAGATGCCGGACAAAGATGACCCGCAGTACAAGGAACGCTACGAGCGAGAGGTGCAGGCCGGGCACAAATTCGCCAAGGCGACACGTATCGACCAAGCGGCGGCCAAGGTGCAGGGCTTTGCCAACGCGCACCGGACGCTGTTTCTGGTCATCGTCTTTACATTCGTCATCGGAGCTTTCGCATGGAACGTCTACCGCTTGGTAACTGTGTACAGGCACAGTCCGACAAGTCGCACGGCAACGGAAATGCAGGATTCTGTACTTCGGGAACGGCACAAGCTGTTGCAGGAAGTCGAAATAAGGGAACATAAAAACAGAGGGGACAAACCACAGTAAAAGAATGCTTATGAATACACGGTTTGAAAAATCAGTCCGTTCGTCAGACGAATGGTACACGCCAAAGGAGATACTGGACGCATTGGGCAAATTCGACCTTGACCCTTGCGCTCCTATCCGTCCGTTGTGGCCGACTGCCGAGGTCATGTATGATCAGAACATAGACGGGTTGTCCCAGATATGGGAAGGACGTGTGTGGCTCAATCCTCCCTATTCGCGTCCTCTTATCGAGCTATTCGTCCGGAAACTGGCAGAACATGGCAACGGCATTGCATTATTATTCAACCGTTGTGATTCCAAAATGTTTCAGGACGTCATCTTCCCAAAAGCAACAGGAATGAAATTCCTACGCCACCGCATCCGATTCTACCGACCAGACGGAACGCGAGGTGACTCTCCCGGTTGCGGTAGCCTCCTGTTAGCTTTCGGAAAAGACAACGCAGAGATACTGAGAAATTGTGCCATTGAAGGCAAGTATGTACAACTCAATTAAAAGATGTATAATGAAGATATTGGAGAAAATCAATTTTCGCCAGCCGAAATATATGCTTCCCGCCATCCTTTATTTCCCCCTGCTCGGCGCGTCTTATTTCATCTTCGACCTGTTTCAGACAGAAACGATAGAAATACAAGACAAGGCGTTGCAGACGACGGAGTTCCTGAACCCCGAATTGCCGGGGGCACAGATCAAGGACGATGGCATAGGCAGCAAATACGAGAATATGGCGAAATCATGGGGTAAGATACAGGACTACTCCGCAGTAGATAACATAGACCGGGAAGAACCCGATAAAAACAAGGAAGAGTATGAATCGAAATACACGCAGGACGACATCGACCTGCTCACTGAAGAACAACAGGAAAAAGCTGCGGCAGCGGAAATTGCCTCTGCCAAGACACGAGAACAGGAAGCACTTGCCGAACTGGAAAAAGCACTCGCAGAGGCGAGACTGAGAGGGCAAAATGCGACTGTCCCCCCGGCAGAAACGGACACGGCCAACATTGCTCCACCACAAGGAGCAACAGCCTCCGGAACCATCAACGAAGAGAGCCGGGCTGTGAAAACGCCATCTGCGGACGAACCACCCAGCGAGGTGGTACGCAAGGTGAAGACAACCTCGGACTACTTTAACACACTGTCGAAGAATGTACGTGAACCGAAACTCATCCAAGCCATCATTGACGAGAACATCAAAGCGGTGGACGGCTCGCGCGTGAGGTTGCGCCTGCTTGACGATGTGGAGATTGGCGAGTGTGTGGTAGCAAGGGGAACGTACCTGTACGCTACAGTGAGCGGATTCTCATCCGGACGCGTGAAAGGTAATATCAGCAGCATCCTCGTGAATGACGAACTGGTGAAAGTGAGTCTGTCACTCTATGATACAGATGGCATGGAAGGGTTGTATGTACCCAACAGCCAATTCCGGGAAACGAGCAAGGATGTAGCAAGCGGGGCAATGTCGGGCAATATGAACATGAGTATGGGAAGTACAGGAAACAGCCTTGCACAATGGGGGATGCAGGCGGTGAACAATGCCTACCAGAAAACAAGCAATGCCATTAGCAAAGCTATCAAGAAAAACAAAGTCAAGCTGAAATACGGAACTTTCGTGTATTTGGTGAACGGACAGGAAAAAAGGAACTAAAATGATGATGACATGGAAACAGATTTATCAGAATATCACAAAGGTACGGATGGGCTTTATTATGCGGACTATATAGCCCCCAATAAAGCCGAGACATTTATCGGAAAACTTGTGAGTGCCGAGTGGTGGCATCACAGAGGGCAGTTTGCCCTAATATGCAACTTCCGGACAGAAGACAGACGGAGGATTGCCTTATTCGCTTTTCAAAAACATACCGGTTTTTACGGACCAAGATACGGAAATGTAAATTTCAAAACAGTGGAGAAGGGCACTCTTTGGCAGTGTGAACTCCAAATGACCCGGACGGGGCGTTGTACATGGGTACGTGCCAAACAGGTAAAGAAAGAGGAGAAATAAGGGAAAAGAGGAAATAAACGGAATAAATATAATGAACAACATGGATATGAATTGGAAGAAAATCGCAATGTCATTTCTTCTGGCGGCAGGGCTGCCGCTGGCGCGGAACGCACAGGCGCAAACGACCTATGAGGAAATGGAACAACTGACGGTGAACGAACAGATAACAACTGTCATAACGGCATCGGAACCGGTGCGTTTCGTGGATATTTCCACTGACAAGGTGGCTGGCGATCAGCCCATTGACAACATCATCCGTCTAAAGCCCAAGGAAAGCGGACACGAGGATGGTGAAATACTCGCCATCGTCACCATTGTGACGGAACGGTACCGCACACAATACGCACTGATTTATACCACAAGGATGAAAGAGGCAGTAACGGATAAGGAGATACTGCTGCAAGAGCGTAATGCGTACAACAATCCGGCAGTCTCAATGTCCACTGCCGATATGACACATCATGCACGGCGCATCTGGAACTCACCTGCGAAAATCCGCAACGTAGCTACCAAAGCACACCGTATGGTGATGCGTCTGAACAATATCTACTCGGTGGGTGACTACTTCTTCATAGACTTTTCCATCGAGAACAAGACGAATATCCGTTTTGACATTGATGAGATACGGATAAAACTGACAGACAAGAAACTCGCCAAGGCAACCAACGCACAGACTATCGAACTGACACCTGCCCTGGTTCTGGAACCGGGTAAGACGTTCAGACACGGCTATCGGAATGTGATTGTCGTGAAAAAGATGACCTTTCCCAATGACAAGCTGCTGACCATCGAAATGACGGAGAAACAGATTAGTGGCCGTAACATCAGCCTGAACATCGACTATGAGGATATACTGGCGGCAGATTCGTTCCATGCAGATTTATTGGAGGAGGAATGACTATGAAAAAGACAATCATCCTGATAATTACCTGCGTGTGTGTCGCTGCAAGTGCGAATGCACAACAAGGTAGCGGACGCCTCTCGCTTGGCACAGGGCTACTCTACAAGAACGGCATGGATATAACGCTCGCCTACGAACATGAAATGAACTACCGCCATGCGTGGGAGTTTTTCGTCAACGGCTACCTACAATGGGCAGAGTGCGGTTCGTGCGGTCATATCTGTCCGGAATCATTTTGGCGAAACTACCGCAGCTACGGTTTTGGCGTGGCCTACAAGCCGTGCATGACGCGGGGACGCAACCACTATGGCAGTCTGCGTATCGGAGCTTCAGCCGGAAGCGACACGAATAAATTCCTCGGCGGCCTGCACCTCGGTTATGAACACAACTATGTGCTACGGGCCGGATGGACACTGTATTGGCAAGTGAAAAGCGATGTGATGATAAAAGGTGCGGACGTGCTGCGTGCAGGTGTCGTGCTGGGTGTGAAACTACCTATGAAATAGGGAAACAAAAAAAGAAAGCAATATGATACGAAAGATACATTTGGTGGCAGCGGCAACGGCTGCCGTGCTGTGCGCTGCCTGTGATACGCACATAGACGTACCCGATACAGCGGTCCGTCCAGGACATATCCTCTGCGAGGACGGAACGGCCTTGCCTTATGCACAATATGAACAATCGGGGAAAAAAGCGATAGCGGTTGTCTTCGATACCGGAAAACGCGGAGATACGGAGGGGGGCGGTTATGCAGTTTACCTGTGGGACATTGCTCCACAGGCATTCGCCGACAGCCTCGGCATCGCACAAGGCACATCGTCCGACATCATGGCTTATGATGGCAACGAGAATACATTCGCACTGTACGATACACGAGAAACGGCTTCGCCAATGGCAGAAGCGGTTTTCGACCTATGGCGGTACGGGCAAAGTGCCTATGTACCGTCCGTGGCAGAGATGCGGCTGCTCTACACCATGAGAGAGATAGTCAACCCTGTCATCGAACAATGTGGCGGCGAGCCGTTACCGCTGGATGAAAACGACTGTTGGTACTGGACATCCACAGAAGTCGAAAAGCAGCAGACAGCCAAGGCGTGGCTCTACTCCATGGGGAGCGGCGCAATGCAAGAAACACCTAAAGTACAGGCGCACAGAGTACGCCCTATAATTACCATAAACGAATAAAGGATAGAAAGATATGAAAGATACGGATATACTTTTCAGCATAGCGTTGATGATATTGGGAATTGTCCTCATGTATAAGTCTATGAAAGGTGATTCATGCCGGCAAAGACTGGCAAAACTCGCAGATTCCATAGCATCGGATAAAGAAAATATTAATTTTCAAATTAAAAGGTTCGGCTACCTTTTGGACGAAATGGCTGCCGATAATGAAAAAAATTCAATACTGAAGTGTCATGCCGACAGACTGGAGGAACTTGTCACGCAATTGGACCGCACACGAAATGAACTTGAAATAAGCAATCTGTCAATGGCGGATATTAATGAAGAATTGAAAAGAAGTAATGCCGAACTTGTAAAGAGAGCAACCCAGTTACGCAATGAGATACAGCAAGACGAGCTTGCCATCCAAAAGATACAAGAACGCCTTGATTTTCTCAAAAGAATCAAAGTGGGACTTGAAATAGCCCTGAATAACATTCAAGCAGAAGAAGTACACTATCTCTCGGAACCGATATTCAGTTTGGGTATTACCCCATCCATCAAAAGCCATCTTGAATCTCATGGAATATTATATATCGGAGACCTGATTCATCTTAACGAGCAATATCTCATGGAAATATGGGGTGTCGGTCCGGTAACACTCGAAAAGATAAAAACAAAACTGAACGAGAATGGTGCATGGTTCGGTATGGATGTAATCAGAGTAGGCAATCATTGGTATCGTATAAAACAAGGATCAATAACAGACTGACTTATGGAAGAAAGTAAGGAATTGCAAGGGTTCTATAAAATATTCCGCACAGTGGTATATGTGTCCGTACTGCTGGAGTTCTTTGAATATGCCATTGACCCTGCAATGCTCGACCACTGGGGCGGCATACTAACCGACATTCACGGACGCATCAAACAATGGATGATTTACCACGACGGCAATCTTGTGTACAGCAAAATTGCGACGGTACTGCTTATCTGCATCACTTGTGTCGGAACGCGGAACAAGAAGCATCTGGAGTTCAACGCACGCCGGCAGGTGGTGTATCCATTGACGAGTGGGTTGTTGCTGCTCGTAATCTCCGTATGGATGTTCGGCCATACGATGGGAACAAGGCTTTATACCTTACCTTTGAATATCATTCTCTATATGATTGCCTCCATTGCTGGCGTAGTACTGGTACATATTGCATTAGACAACATTTCAAAGTTCATCAAGGAGGGACTGATGAAAGACCGTTTCAACTTCGAGAATGAAAGTTTTGAACAATGTGAGGAAAAAGTCGAGAATGAATACAGCGTAAATATCCCCATGCGGTACTACTATAAGGGTAAATTCCGCAAGGGATGGATTTCTGTAAGCAACTGCTTCAGAGGAACATGGGTAGTTGGAACACCGGGGTCGGGCAAGACTTTCAGTATCATAGAGCCGTTTATCCGACAGCATTCGGCCAAAGGTTTCGCCATGGTGGTGTATGACTACAAGTTTCCGACATTGGCGACCAAGCTCTACTACCATTACAAGAGGAACGAGAAACTGGGCAGAGTACCCAAAGGGTGTAAGTTCAACATGATTAATTTTGTGGATGTGGAGTACAGCCGTCGGGTGAATCCAATTCAGGCAAAGTACATCAACAACCTCGCGGCGGCCAGCGAAACGGCGGAAACATTATTGGAAAGCCTACAAAAGGGTAAGAAAGAGGGCGGCGGCGGAAGCGACCAGTTCTTCCAAACCTCGGCGGTAAACTTCCTTGCCGCCTGTATCTACTTTTTCGTGAATTATGAGCGTGAACCCTACGATGCCAACGGCAAGCCTCTATATGCGGAAAGACAGCAAGATCCGCAGACCAAATTCTGGAAACCGACAGGTATCGTGCGTGACCGTGAAGGCGGCAATATCGTGGAACCTGCCTACTGGCTGGGAAAGTATTCGGACATGCCACATATTCTGTCATTCTTAAATGAAAGTTATCAGACGATTTTCGAGGTATTGGAAACTGACAATGAGGTTGCTCCGCTACTTGGTCCGTTCCAGACAGCCTTCAAAAATAAGGCAATGGAGCAACTGGAGGGTATGATTGGCACGTTACGTGTTTATACCTCGCGTCTGGCAACCAAAGAGAGCTACTGGATATTCCACCGGGATGGCGATGACTTCGACCTGAAGGTGAGTGACCCGAAGAATCCGAGTTACCTGCTGATTGCAAATGACCCGGAAATGGAGTCCATCATCGGCGCATTGAACGCTCTTATCCTAAACCGCCTCGTTACCCGTGTGAATACCGGGCAGGGGAAAAATATTCCCGTGAGTATTATAGTGGACGAGTTACCGACACTCTACTTTCACAAAATAGACCGTCTGATAGGTACGGCGCGAAGCAATAAGGTGAGTGTAACGCTCGGCTTTCAGGAACTACCGCAACTGGAAGCCGATTATGGTAAGGTAGGTATGCAAAAAATCATTACGACGGTAGGCAATGTGGTAAGCGGCTCGGCACGCGCTAAAGAAACGCTGGAATGGTTGTCCAATGACATCTTCGGCAAGGTGGTACAGGTCAAAAAAGGCGTGACCATTGACCGGGACAAAACAAGTATCAATCTCAATGAAAATATGGATAACCTTGTGCCTGCCTCGAAAATCTCGGATATGGCAACCGGATGGATATGCGGTCAGACGGCACGGGATTTTGTGAAGACGAAAACAGGTATGGGCGGCTCAATGAATATTCAAGAATCGGAAGAGTTCAAGACTACAAAGTTCTTCTGCAAAACAGATTTTGATATGGCAGAAATCAAGAAAGAGGAAGCGGCGTATGTGCCGCTGCCGAAGTTCTACACCTTCAAGTCGAGAGAGGAACGGGAACGCATCCTATATAAAAACTTCGTACAAGTGGGGCAAGATGTGAAAGAGATGATAAAGGACGTTCAGAACAAGCGCAACGCGAAATAAAAATCCGGCTGTCTGATATAAGATATAAGAAGAACAAAAACCGCCAGTACAATCGTACTGACGGTTTACTACTAATCTCTTCTCCCAGTTTATCAGGAGAACTGCCCGCTTAATAATTTGGTGAGTTGCTGATGGCAAATTTTTTCGTATTTCTCTTTGTCAGTACCGCATTCAATTGCCCTGTCAATGACATCCCCTAACTCGTTGAAACAAACTTCTTCATTGACACACTCTACATCTTTGTCTTTCAACAGATATACCTCATAATAATCTGACCCATTAAGTGCAATAATAACGTATCCGGCGTGTAACAGTCCGTTTACTTTGATACGAAGTGCAGGCAGATCTTTGAAGATGGTGGCTGCAAGCTCTGAGATACTCCATGACATGAGGACGGGCATAGGGGTAAGTCCTATTAACTGCTCTTTAATGGTCTGTGCTATTTGCATTACATACTCTTTTTCCATAACTGTGCTATTTTTAAGATGATTATTGTTTTTTTTATTCGAACCATTCCGGGTTGTCCTTTTTCAGTTCGGCAACCAGTTCTACGTCTGTAAGTCGTAAGTTTGCCCTATCGGTAAAGAAGAAAACCTCGTTATAGATTCTTTCGGCTTCCTTGCTTGCGAAGCCTTCGTTTTCATCGTTGAAACTACCGGGCTGAAGGGCATCGAGCAAGGTAGTCGAGCCGATAAGGAGTTCTTCACCCTCGTTGGATTCCACCACACGGCAAGGATAGTTATTGCCGCCAAATTGTACTTCTTGTGTTTTCATACGCTTGTTATTTTATTATTTTAATGGGATATGCTTTCCGTTTGTCTTGAGGTATTCCATAAGACACTTTGCTTCTTCATGTGATGCACGATTGCGGTCATCATAGAGACGTGTCTCGTCCGCCATCACAATGCTGCACTCCTTAAACAACCTATAGAGGCTCTGTTGCAGTGTGGGGTGCATATCAGGTATAGCGGCTGCAAAACGCTTGGGATTGAAACTAAAACTATTCACTGCCATTTCCCATTCTTTGGCAAGTTTGTACTCTTTGCTTTCTTTGATGTTGTCCATTGTCGTGAAATTTTAATGATTTATTTTTCTTCCCTCTGTTCGGTTCTATATTCTGTCTGAACCGCTTGGGATTTACAGATGCTTTACAGGACTGACGAACAAGCTACTTCCAACGCTTTTTTTGGAAAATTACTCTTTCGCAGAAAGGAAGAATTTTATAAAAATGCACTTCAAAGCGATGGAATCAAGCGCGGCAGTCCACCTTCGCATCTGGAAAACCAACCGGCGAGGACAGGAATGGACCGGATAAGGAATAAGATAAAAAAGATAAAAAAGATAAAAAGGAGGAAACTGATAGGTATAAATGGAGACGGGTGGCGGCGGGGTATCGGGAGGTAGCTATAAATGGAATAGAAAAGGCATAATCGCGCGGATGGCGGGTTTGCCCGACAGACGCGCCGCCCGACAACAGCTTGGAGCAGTTGTCCGTGAACATCTTCACTTTCATTGAATTAGGAACGAATAGAGGACAGATTACTCTACCCCCTATTCGTTAGTTAGTGATTATGGTTAAGCTGCAATATCTTCCTCTTGTGGCTGTTCTTCGGTCTGCATCCCTGCTTCGGATTGCTGTTTGTCAGATTGCTCCGCTTCCTGCTTTGCTTGTTCCTGCACCAAAAGAACGGCTTTTTTCTCTTCGATACGTTGGTGACGCTTCTCATACACTTCATTATGTCCGTTCTTGATGTCTGCCAACAGGTCGGGCATATGTTTTTGTGCGAAGTCAAGCAAGAGGGATGCAATGGCATTGCTGCCGTATGCGTTCTTGAAATTAGCAATTAGAAAATCCCTGCGGATAATCGCTTTCTGCTTGCTCGTGAGGTTGGCGATGATGTTTATCTTTTCTTCATCCGTAAGGTGGCAATAAGGCTTTTTTTCTCCGATACCTACTGCTTCAAAATGCTCCTTGCGGAGGGATGATAACAAGAAGAAATAAATCATCTTATCCTCGTCTTGCCCAAACTTGCACTCGGACATATCAACTTCCAAAATCTGTTTTTTTGTGTCCTCTACAGTCTTTTCAAGAACAATTTCCTTGTTACGCTTGTCTTGTTTCTCCAATTTCTCCATTGGAGAAAGTGTCTGCTCTTGATTTGTACTATTAGAGGCATAGGTGACTTTCGTCATATAACAAAGTACAATATCCTTGCTCTCAACACGGAAATAGAGGATGATTTCACCTGCTTCACATCGGGTGCGGATTTCCTCGCATTTCTCCGTGTAATCGTTCAACTCCTGCTCGTACTCGCTCTGTGCCTGCTCGTATTCTTCGGCAGTATCGTAATCCTCTTTTAAGGGTGCTTCGGGCTGTTCGGGATATGCTTTCGCATAACAATTAAGACGTTCCACTTCGTACCCCATAGCAGTAAGGCGTTCTACTACGATTTCATTGTAGCCAGTATTTTCATGACAGAGGGGAACATCGGGACGTTCTTCCATAAGGCGCACGGCTTTCTCTGTGAGGTATGCCGCATTCATTTCAGCAAGGCAAGTACGATTGGCGCAATTTCCACAACCACCTTCGCAGAACAGCACCATATTATTTGTATTGTGAGGACAGGACAGACAGAGGGTCTTGTCAAATGCGTACCGCTCCAAATCGGTGGTATATTGCCGTTCGATGTTCCGTGCGACTTCGGTAGCTTTCATCCCTCGCCAACTATGATGCAGTGCATCTTCTTTGAGGTGTTTGTCGTACACATCTTTCTGAACATCTTCACCGTAACGACAGATTTCGCTCGCTACGCTGATTGTGATTTCGTCCTGCTCCAAAAGCTGTGCGATTTCGGGAATTAGGGAAACGAATTTAAGGCGTGTGCGGATATAGTTCTCGTTCTTGCCGAACTGCACTGCCAAAGACTGCACATCATGGCGACCACTATCTATGAGCTTTTGGTAGGCATTGGCTTCCTCAATCGGGGTGACATCCTTACGTTGGAGGTTTTCAGTGACAGCCATTTCTTCGGCTACCTCGTCTGAAATTTCCATAACGATAGCTGGAATTTCTTCCAATTCTGCCATTAGGGAGGCTCGGTATCGACGTTCTCCAAAAACAATCTCAAAACGGTTGTCTTCTATCGGGCGTACTCCTATTGGCTGTAACACACCCTGCTGACGAATGCTTTCGGAAAGTTCCACAAGGCTCGCTTCGTCAAAATTCTTGCGTGGGTTGTAATTGCTCGGTTGCACATTTGCCAATGCTACCATTGTGATGTTTTTCTCTACTGATTGAATTGCTGTTGCTTCCATAATCATAAAAATTTAATTGGTTTAATATTTGATTTTTTATTTTCCCTTTGTTCGGTTCTTTTTTCTGCCTGAACCGCTTGGGATTTACAGATGCTTTACAAGGACTGACGAATAAGCGATTTCCGACGCTTTTTCCGGAAAATTACTCTTTCGCAGAAAGGAAGAATTTTATAGGAAATGCACTTCAAAGCGACGGAATCAAGCGCGGCAGTCCACCTTTGCGTCTGGAAAACCAACCGGCGATGGCAGGAATGGACCGGATGAGTGACATTAAAAGAAATAGAAAAGGAAGAATACGCCGAAAGGCGGATGGTAAAACCGATGGGACTATAAAGGGATGATAAACGATACAACGGGACAAGCGGAAGGGCGTAAGACCAGACGGTGTAAAACAGGAATGGAGCTTACCAGCCAAAAATCCTTTGAGCCATTTTACTAAATAAATCTGTATCAATTGCCTGTTTTACCGGAAATTTGCATTACTTTTGCAGTAGCGAAACAACCATTTCGGAAACAGCCGTTTCGGAAACGGCAATAAAAAAGGATAAGAATATGAGATTTTTTGACAGAACAGAAGAAATAGCCTCTCTTCGCAAGATTCGCGAAATGGCCCAAGACAATGCTCAGTTTACAGTGGTAACGGGACGTCGCCGTATCGGTAAGACATCACTCGTGTGGAAGGCATACGAGGACGAACCGATTCTCTATTTCTTTGTTGCCCGGAAAGCTGAAGGCGATTTGTGTGAGGACTACCGGCTTGAGATAGAGAACAAGTTGGGTGTCCCAACCATGGGACGGGCCGAACATTTCACCGATGTGTTCGAGTTCCTGATGAAACTTTCGGCAGAACGTCCCATCACGCTCTTTATCGACGAGTTCCAGGAGTTTTTCCGTGTGAACAAATCGGTGTTCAGCGATATGCAGCGCATCTGGGACCTATACAGCCCGAAGTCCCACATCAATCTGATTGTCTGTGGTTCGATTTATTCTATGATGACAAAGATATTCAAGGATAAGAAAGAGCCGTTGTATAACCGGCAGTCGCGCTTTATGACCGTGCGTCCGTTTACTCCAACTGTTCTGAAAGATATTCTTTCGGAATACAATCCCGGCTACACGGCGGAAGATCTGCTGGCCTTGTACGCTTTCACGGGCGGCGTGGCGAAGTACGTGCAACTACTCGTGGATGCAGGAGCAACAACTAAAACGGCTATGCTTGACCAGATAATAAAGGCCGACTCCATATTTCTGGGGGAGGGTAAAGCGATTCTTATCGAAGAGTTCGGCAAGGATTACGGAATCTATTTTTCCATACTGTCGGCCATTGCACGAGGAAAAACATCCCGTTCGGAAATTGAGAACGTGGTAGGCAAGGAAATCGGCGGCTATCTTACCAAGCTGGAGAAAGAATACGAAATCATATCGAAGAAACAACCGTTGTTCGAGAAGAGTTCCGCCAAGAATGTCCGGTATATCATCGAGGACAATTTCTTCACGTTCTGGTTCCGCTTTATCTACAAGTACAGCTATATGCTGGAGATAGAGAACTATGGGAGTGTGAAGATGATTATAGGCCGGGATTATGAAACTTTCAGCGGTCTGATGCTTGAACGTTACTTTAAGCGTGTGCTGATAGAACAGCAAGCCTATACGCGCATCGGTGGCTGGTGGGACCGCAAGGGTGAGAACGAAATAGACATAGTAGCCGAAAACGAACTGGACGATACAGCGACATTTTTCGAAGTCAAACGCAAGGCCGAAAATATCGACATGGAAAAACTGGAAGCGAAAGCAGCCGCTTTCATGCGTGCAACGGGAGAGTTCAAAGGTTATACCCTGTCATACAAAGGGCTGTCAATGAATGATATGTAG